TTATTCGAGGCAACTACGTTCAGCCACCAAATACCCTCGGTGTCAACCGCAATCAGATCTGTTACTGCAGCCGCGCCCTTCATGGCAACACCAACAATCTTGCCGATGCAGACAGGATCTTTACCGTCTACAAAGCCGTCAGTGTGGCTTGGGTGAGTTAGCACCGACTCTTCAAAGGTCAGTACACGTCCCTCACCGCCACTGCTGGCTTCCTCACCCGCCGTCTGACCAGTGTTCACATAAATGTCTTTCGTAGGCATTTCCTACACCCCCCAGAATCGTTCTGCCAACGCTGTGGCATCTTCTTTCGTCTTTCCCTCGCGCATGTACGTCGCTGCTTTATCAGCCACGCGTTTGTCGTGCGCTGCCGCCTCTTCAAGGATAGCCTCGCCGTCGCCCATGCCGCTAACTCCCGGCTTCTTATGGGTGATGCTCTCGACGTATTCGCCCTCCGATTTGACTGCATCTTCAATGAGAGTAGCCAGAGCAGCTTCGTCGAGCTTGCCATCCTTCATCGGCGCACCCTTCGTCAGCGATTCGACCAGCCGTTTCTTCGTCACGTCAGGGAGCTTGTCGTGCTTCTTGTCGGCAAGCGCTTCAACGATCTTGTCCTGCGCAATCCGCAAGGCGTGAGCCTCAGCTAGTTGCTTGTTGCTCTCAAGAAGTGCGTCTCGCTCCGTCGCAACAGTGTCTCGTTCCTGGGTCAAGGTCGTAACCTTCCCCTGGGATTCAGTCAACTGTTCTTGTAGCTTTGTGTCTGGCATCTTATCCCCCTCTCCTTTGGGTTCGTCCAACCATTCCATGAATCGCGCTTCTTCTGTCCTGCCATCACTCTCGACAAAGCCAGCCGCTTCCATGAACTCGTTTACCTTCTTATCTGCTATCGCCGTTGCTGCTTCATACATCGGGACCATCCCGCCGCCCCTGCCAGCCTTTGTCACTAGGTCATATCCAGCTCCAGGATTGAACCTCTCGGCAACCTTCGTTCTCTTCCCGCCGACAGATTCCATTACAGTAGACCCGCCAGCCCTGATTGAAACAGCAGGGCCAAGCTCCTCGACGAACTCTCGCCAATGCTTCGCAACTTTGAACTCGCTGTACATTCCAGGACCAACCGGGCCATTCTTATCATACGTAGGTGTGCCAACGATAGGGCCAATAAGATCCTTCAACGATCTCTCAGGGCGGTCCTTCCGTTCCTTCAATCCAGGATGGTCTACGTACACCTGCCCACCGTCGAACGCATGCACATCACGCTCTAGCTGTGCCTCTTTGTAGAACGCCGATGATCCCTGGCCAGGACTGATCACCCGCGCCCGTGCGATTCCTTCCTCGTTGATGAACTTCATTTCCCCTCCCACGGGATAAGCTGCCCCGCCTGCTCGACGAATGTCATATCAACTGGCTCGTTTGCCTCTACGATTGGCAAGGCCTCGATATTTGACACAATCAGAACGGGTTCTCTCTCTCGCTTGTCGTCGTCTTCGATAGCCTTCCGAAGCACTTCCTTCAGTGAAACAGTCTCAGGCATCTCACCCCTCCTACTTGCCTTTCCTTCCGCCGGCGGGATTGGCGCAACCGCCACGCCCCGTATTACCTTTGCCGCCTCCGCTACCGTTATGCACTGGTGTTCCCTTAGCCATTATTCCTCCTCACTAATTGCATCTGAGCCGCTGTCATATCGTTCTGCCGCTTATCAGCAAGCGTCAATCTGTCTTTGCCCTTGAAGTGCCTGCGAGGATTTCCGCACATAGCGCAACTGCACAGCTTGCGAGTACGAACGAAAAGCTGCTCTGTCTTTGAACCCTCATACAAGAAGCTGAATTCTGCCTCACGGCGATCATATAAACGCGCGAGCACCCTAGCGCGTCGCTTGCCTTCTTGCAGATTCAGATAGTGCATCACGCCTCCCTCGCTACTCTGTACCGCGAACTACACCGACATCCTGGGAATCGCGGCGGGTTCTGATCTCCACTTGAGAAGGATGCGTCCGACTTAATCCAGTTCTCATTCGCGTTCCTCTGGCATCCATCGCTCACGTTGTTGTCGCCAACTGTCGCCCAAGACTTAGCCATGTCGATACCCGCATCCGTAATCTCGTCAACTAGCTCGCGCTGCCCGTGCTCGTAGGCTACGGCGTTCTCATTGATTGCGACCAAGTGCGCCCTAGACTGGATGTGCTCCTGAGGCTTGCCGATGGCGAACTCAGAGAATCGCTTGGAGATCTGCTTGGCAACGGTATCGTAATCCTTACCCTCTTCGATACCCTTGCTCACCATGTTGCGGATAGTCTCTTTGGTCGTATCGTTGACCTCTGACACCGCCTCAGCAGCTCGCTCCTTAGCCCACGCGGTTGCCTTGGGATCATCTAGCGCGAACGCCTTCTGCATTGACAGCTCGTCAGACAGATCATCCCAGCCAGCCTCTACACCATCGCGCAACCCGTCAACTATGAACCGCTCGCCGTCGTTGATCGTTGTCTTGAACGCGCCGTCTAGGATCGAGTCTATGTCGCTTACCGCCGACTCTTGGAAATACTTCTTCAGCGATGGGAGCTTCTTCGCAACAAGCCTACCCTGCCAGCTAAACCACTTGGCGACGTTCTTCTCTAGCCGGTCAACATCTCGCTTCCTTTCCAAAGCAGACACGGCCTCAAGTAGAGAGACCGCGCAACTTGAAACTCTGGCGAGACATCCGGTGCTAGTCAGGGGGCATCATAAGTTCCTTCTCATCAGCTTCCTTGCTTTCCTCGATCTCCTCGATTGTGTCAACGATAATCGTCCATAGCGTCTCGCTTATTCTGACAAATCTCGACCCCTCTGGATCATCTACAGCAGCACCGTCCATCTGGAACTCACGCAAGCACTGACTCAATGACTTGTCTGCAAGCCTACCAAGACTGAAGAAGTAACTAATCATCTGTCGCCTTGTCATTGGATCATTCATCACACACCGCCTCTTCCAGGCTCAATATCCTTGCCGCCATCGAATCCATCTGCTCGCCCATCGACTTCTCAGCCGCCGCGTCCTGTGCCAACTCTTTAGACATCGGACCGAACACCGTCAGCAGAAGGGCGATCTGTCGCGTCTCTTCGCCTATCGCGTCGATACGTTCAATGGCGCTAAGCTTCTCAATGGCGAGATTGCCGAGTCGTTCCTTGAGTGCCTTGGTCTTGGTTGCGAGACTCTGTTGCGCGATCATGAGGCGTCCTTGGTTACTTCGTCAGGTCTGAATACTTCGATTGTAGATCCAGGCCCGTAATGGATCAGATCTCCATCAGGCGTCCTCATTGCAATACCGCGTTGACCACCAACAGGCTCAAATTTTATGATTTCAAACGGTCTAAACTCCACCCCAAAAGCAGATGGTTCATGTATTCTGATCTGGTCGCCAGCCCTCAGCTCAACCTGAATGACTACTGACTCAGCTTCAGATCCTTCTGCACCTTTCATCTCAACGACCTTAATCGGTAGATACATCTCCCGCCTCCTTGCTTTCCTTCATCGCCTCAATGAGCGCAGCCGCAAGCGTGCTAACCGTCTCGCCGCGTTCCACGTTCTGCGTCTCTGACAGCGCCTCAATCGCCTGTTGCAGATCGTTGACCGCGCCAGCTACAGCGACGGCTTCAGGTTCCTCGCCCTCGGGGAACAGCTTCTTCATGACTTCTTCGATGGACGTCTCACCAAGCACCCGCAAGAGTGCCTCAGTCGTGTACTCCGCGTCAAGCGTCCCAGCCAGCGTACTACCGTTGAGAGTCGCCGCCGATACAATGGCTTCAACCTGCTCTTTCTGGTTGTCCTCAACCAACGATGGGAAGTCAACGCTTACTGACGTGTCAATCGGCTTGCCCTTCATATCAGGGTCTTCGTTCTCGGTGTCATCGGCATAGACAAAGTGCTGCTCTTCCCAGGCGTCGTCTTGCCATTCGCCCGTCAGACTCCCTTTAATCTCAGGATCATCGCTCTTGTATCCAACATCCGCCTTCGTCTGAATGACGAACTCGCAGATGTCTTCCCAGATGCTCTCCCATAGGAGCTGCCTAAGTGAGAAGGCCAGCTCTGTAGGTCGGTTAAGAGAGCGTGCGGTCGCCAATGTGCCTACCGAGGCATCGCCATAGAACGTCTCAGGCAAGCCAGTGGCCGCGCAGACCATCAGTAACAACCGCCGCCCGTCTTCCGCCGAAGTCGTAGCACCCGCTGTACGCATCGGCGTCATCTTCGTATCTGCATCGCTGATGAAGACTGAACCAGCGGCAGGCGCTGGCTTGTATTGGTCGCTCGATAGCTTCGAGTCTAGTTTCGCCTTAGCCGCAATTCGCCCCGCCGATCCAGTCTTCTTCACCATCGCCCAAGCGAACTTGGCGTAGGATCGAACAATCGTAGCCCAGTCGGTTAGGAATCGGTTGTATGCTCGCGCCCAGTCTTGGGCAGCATATAGCTCTGAAGTACCGAACTTCTGATCTAGCGCAGCGTTGACCTTGACGTG